AAATGTTATTCTACAATAGGTTTGCGAGTTGAGGCAAGCCTATTTTTTTATCTCTCATAAAACGGCTTGATAGTAGGTCTGCCTTAACTTGGCAGACCTATTTTTTGTTTTACGGAGGTATTGCTTATGGGCAAGAAGAAAGACGTGGTTTATCTCGGAGTGTGTCTTTCGCCTGCTACCCACGAGGAACTGAAAAAGCTCGCCGCAGAGAAAGAGCTTTCGATGAGCACCCTCGTAAGGCAGCTTATCAGAGATTATCTCGCAAATGCGCAGAAATCGGCGTAAAGGAGGCACGACATGAAACGCTTGAAAAGGTTGGAATCAATCGTCCGCGCGGAGCTCACGGAGAACGAGGCGGCAAGAAAGAGCGACACGGCTCTCCTCATGGGCTGTTTCGAGCGCATGGGGATCGACACATCAAGGTCGTTTGCGGAGCTTGCGGCAGACGGAAGCCTGCGGCAAATGGAGAGCATTACAAGGGCTCGCCGCAAGGTGCAGGCAGATTCTCCCGAGCTGAAAGACGGCACCGTTACGGAGCTGCGCGCAGCCCGCGAGGAAGAGTTCAGAGAATACGCGAAAGCGAAATAAGGAGGACATACAAATGGCAAGCGAAAAAGGGTTTGGCACACCGTCGGAGATCATTATCGACGGGCGCAGAATGAGCCGCGAGGAGTTCGAGACGCATATTGCGGAGTCGGGCGTCCCGCAGGTTGACGTCAAGAGGTTTGCGCTTACGCGCATAAACGGCGTCGTGAAGCTGTACATCGCTACGATCTGACAGGAGGGAGCACAAATGAAAACAATTTCGTTTAAGCAGGCGGAAAGCGCACTTTTCAATCTCGACAGCATGAGGACGAAGCTCATGAACGAGCGCGACGAGGCTTATGAGCGTGCTTGTGAGGCGTTCGCCAAGAAAGACCGAGAGTTGAGCCGAAAGCTCGGAGATGAAGCCGATGAGATAGAGGCAAGGATCGACGAGGTGGAGGAGTTGCTCGGGAAAATGCGGAGCGGGCGCGTTACCCGCAAAGAGTGGGATAGAGTACAGGAGCTTGTCGCCGAAAGGCAAATGCAGAGGTATGTAACCTGCCTCAACAGCGGCATGGACGAACGCACCGCCGCGGGTGCATTTGACGACTGACGGCGAACACAACAAACAAAAGGAGACAGAGATCATGAGAAACTTCAAACGAACAAAGAGCTTATCTGTGGCGAATATCTTTGCGCCCGCGTCCGTCGGAAACGGCGGGACGGAGCGCAGGCTTTTCGCCGTTCGGGTAGGCTCTTTCTCTTGTCTCGGGAGGGCTGTATGGCACTTGAAAAGATCAGGTTGAAACACGGTTCTCCCGAGTGGCAGGCGTTCCGCAAAACGGGAATAGGCGGATCGGACGCGGCGGCGATCCTCGGACTGTCCCCGTTCAAGTCAAACATTGAGGTTTGGGAGGAGAAAGTGGGGCTCCGTGAGCCCGAGGACATCTCCGACAAACCGCAGGTGCAGTACGGAACAAGGGCGGAGGATATGCTCGTCAAGCTGTTTGCGCTCGACTATCCGCAGTACAAGGTGCGTCAGGATAAGCAGACGGTGTATCGCAGAGGGTTTATGTTCGCCTCGCTTGACGGAGAGCTTACGGAAATCGAGACAAAAGCGCGCGGGTTTATCGAGATAAAGACCACGGAGATACACTCCGCCGCCGCGTTGCAAAAGTGGGACGGGCACGTTCCCGAGTATTACTACGCGCAGGTGCTACACTACTTCGTTACGCTCGGTTGGACGTTTGCGTGGCTGAAAGTGCAAATCAAGCAGACGGGCAGGAACGAGCAAACCGAGCTCATCACGAGGCACTACCCGTTTCTGCGCAGGGCTCTCATGGAGGACATGAAATACCTCTACACGAGAGAAAAAGAGTTTTGGGGCTATGTCGAGCGGAAACAAAGACCGCCGCTGATCCTGCCCCCGATTTACAAAGAGTAACAAAAATCAAATTTTTTGGAGGACAAACTTATGGCAAACGAATTGGCACTCATTCTGAAAAGCCCCGTCGAGGAGCTTATTCCGAAGATGATCTCGTGGAACAACGCGGAGCTGCTCGCAAGGGTAGAGGCGACGCTCGAACAGTATAAGGGCGTAACCTACGACGACTCTCAAATCGCTACGGCGAAAGCGGACAGGGCGCAGCTCAATGCGTTCTGTAAGGCTCTCAACGACGAGCGTATCAGGATCGGCAAGGTCTATAACGCTCCGTATGAGAAGTTCAAGGGCGAGGTGGACGAGGTGCTGCAAAAGGTCAAAGGCACCGTCGCGGAAATCGACGCGCAGGTCAAGGCGTTCGAGGAGCGTAAGCAGCAGGAAAAGCAGAACGAGATCATCGAATACTTCAAGGCGACCGTCGGAGACTTCTCGGGGCTCATTCCCTACGAGCGCATACATAACCCGAAGTGGTTGAACGCTTCCACGACGATGAAGTCCGTTAAGGTAGACATCGACGCCGTGTTCGAGAACGCCCGCAACGCGCTTATCGCTATTGAGGCGTTACAGTCGGAGGACGAGGAGCTCGTCAAAGCGTTTTACTTCCGCACGCTCGACCTCTCCGCCGCGCTTATGGAGGACGCAAGGCTCAAAGCAGAGCGCGCCCGCGTTGCGGAGATGAAAGCAAAGCAGGAACAGGCAGCGGCAGAGGCGGCGGCAAAAGCCGCGCAGGAAATGCCGCAGGAGCAGACAGAGACTATCGCGCCTGCGCCCAAAATGCAGGTAGTGCGGTTTCAGGTGGAGGGTACCGTCGAACAGCTCAAAGCGTTGCAACGGTTCCTCAAAGAGAACAAGATCAGATTTTCGGCAATTTAAGGAGGATATATCATGAACGGAGCAGTAGCAACGACAAATCAGAGGCAGCTTTCAAACAATCAGCCGAAGTTTTCGGTTTTCATGAATCAGGAGCAGATCAAGGGGCTCGTTTCGCAGGCGGTCGGAAAGAACGCTCAGCGATTTACCGCGAGTATCATCTCGGCGGTCAGCACCAACGCCACGCTGCAAAAGTGCACACAGAGGTCTATCCTCTCGGGCGCGCTTTTGGGTGAAAGTCTCGGACTTTCCCCGTCCCCGCAGCTCGGGCAGTATTACCTCGTCCCGTTCGACAAAAAGGACAAACAGGGCAACGTCATCGAGACCAATGCGCAGTTTGTGCTCGGCGCAAAGGGCTATAAACAGCTCGCAATGCGCTCGGGACAGTATCTCGACATTGACGTGTTCGAGATTAAAGAGGGCGAGTATAAGGGGCGCGACAAGTTCACGGGCAAGCAAAAGTTTGAGTTTATCGAAAACGACGACGAACGCGACGCTCTGCCGACGGTGGGCTACATGGCGTACTTTGAGCTTCTCAACGGTTTCCGAAAGCAGGTCTATTGGACGAAAGCGAAAATGCTCAAACACGCCGATACATACTCTCCCGCGTTCCGCGCAGATAAGTACGATGACTACATCAACGGCAAAATTCCGAAGAATGAGCTCTACAAATACAGCTCGTTTTGGTACAAGAATTTTGACGAAATGGCGTTCAAGACGCTGCTCCGTCATCTGATCTCGCAATGGGGCGTCATGTCTATCGAAATGCAGGACGCTTTCGTGCGCGACAATGCGGTCATCAAGGAGAACGGCGAGCCCGAGTACGTTGAGTACGATGAGACGGCGTTCGCAGAGCCCGCGCAGGCGGCGGAAACGGGCTCTCCCGAGGAAGATCAACCGACGCCCGAGGAACAAGGCGAGTTTGACTTCTTTGCCGATACGGACGGCGCAGAGGGCTGAAAATGGAGTTTGAAATAGCAGGTGCGCCCGTCGGCAAGAGGAGACCGAGATTTTCGACGGTCAACGGCTTTGCGCAAGCGATAAAGGTTGACGCAGATGTCGAGTACGAAAACATGGTGCGGCTGATGTTCAGGCTGAATAAGCCGACGGACTACGACCTGTTCGACAAGCCCGTGAGAGTTCGGATAGAGGCTCATTTTCCTATCCCGAAGTCGTTTTCAAAGAAACGGGCAGAGGAGGCGGCTGCGGGTGCCATACACCCGCAGAAAAAGCCTGACGCGGACAACATAGCAAAAATCATCTGCGACGCGCTCAACAATATCGCTTACGGCGACGATACGCAGGTGATTGAGCTCACCGTCGTAAAAAAGTACGCAAGGGAGCCGAAAGTCAAGGTATCAATCAGCGCGTACTTATAGGGAGGTACACAATGCAAAAAGAATATTTCCCACACGATTACGGTGCGAGGTTGAGCTTACGGGGCATACGCAAGGACTTTGGCTTGCAGGGTTTAGGCTTTTATTGGTGTTTCGTTGAGATACTGCACGAGGAGGGCGGTTACATCAAGGAAAGCGATCTCGACAATATCGCCTATGACCTGCAAGTCGCGCCCGAGCTGTGTTATGCGGTTACGCACAACTACGACCTGTTCACCGTGAAGAAAGGGAAGATATTTTCAGAGCGGGTGCTGCGGAACATCAAAAAGCGCGCTGAAATATCCGCCGCCCGAAAGAGAGCGGCAAGCGAAAGGTGGAGCAGTCAGCCGTCCGAGGAACACGAGCCCGAGCCGCCTCCCGCTCCCGTTTTGCCTGACGACGAGGCAGAGGAGAGAGCGCAGGCGGCAGACGAGAATTTTGAAAGAGGCGTGGAGTTTTACACGGATCAGATAAACATGCGCTGCGATATGTGGGAGGACGAACTCAAAAAAAAGGGAACAAGCGCGTTTGACCTCTTTTCCTCGCCGCCCGCAATCATTAAGCCGAGGCTTACGAGCCTGTTTGAGCTCATCAAGGGGAAGCGTCAGCAGAAAATCAACGGGCAGACCGTCGGTACGTTGGAGGTCATGCAGGCGGTAGTGGACTTTTTCACAAGCGACGAGAAACGGTGGGCTCTCTATAACCTGATAATCGAAGTGGATGACAAAGCCGCAAGCGGCGAAATAAAAAACAAGCAAAATTACCTCGTGTCTGCGCTGTACAATGCGGCGAAGATGAACGGGGCATAACGGAGGAAACATGAAAAACGAAAACAACGCCGCTATGGTGGCAGGCGTGGTTGCGACGGAGCCGAAAAAGTACGATTGCTGCGGGGAAATGTTTTACGCGTTTGACCTGTCTGTCATGCGTATGAGCGGGGCGATTGATCTGATTCCCGTCAATATGCCCGTGGTGCTCTGCGACGAATTGAACTTCGGCGATAGAATCTCTCTCGTCGGGCAAGTGAGGACGTACAATAGGGCGGTAGACGGTAAAAGCAGGCTATTCGTTGTATTTTTCGCTTTGGAGACGGCGGACTATACAGACTACATAAACGAGATCGAGCTTACGGGCTTTTTCTGTAAGCCTCCCGTGCACCGCACAACGCCGCTCGGACGCGACATCTGCGACGTGCAGATCGCGGTCAACAGGGACAGGCAAAAGTCTGATTATATTCCGCTCATCATTTGGGGCAGGACGGCGCGCCTGATTGCGAGGCTTGACGTCGGTGCTCACGTCAACGTCAAAGGTCGGCTGCAATCTCGTGTGTATCAGAAGCAGACCGAACAGGGCGTAATCGAAAAGACGGCATATGAGGTGTCCGTCAGCAGAATATCGGAGGTAACGGACGATGAATAAGGTTTTTCTTATCGGAAATCTGACGCGCGATCCCGAGCTGTCGGAGACAAATAGCGGAATAGCCGTGTGCCGATTCGGGCTTGCTGTGAACAGGCAGTATGCCTCGTCGGACGGGGAGCGAGAGACGGACTTTTTCCAAGTAACCGCATGGCGCGGCACGGGCGAGAACGTCGCAAGGTACTGTAAGAAAGGGCACAAAGTCGCGGTGGTCGGAAGTATTCAAATGCGCAACTACGAGGACAGGGAGGGCGTAAAGCGCACCGCCGTTGACATCGTGGCGCAGGACGTCGAGTTTCTGACGCAGAGAGCCCGAGACGACGACGGGCAGTACGATGAGCCTGCCCCGAGGAGACGGGGCGCAAAACCGCAATTAGAGGCGTTTGACGACGACGGGGACATTCCGTTCTGACGGGAGGATAGAAATGAAAGCAGTTTTATTAAGTATTCGTCCTGAATGGTGTCAAAAGATTTTCGGAGGAGAAAAAACGATCGAGGTACGCAAGACCGTTCCGAATCTCGAAACGCCGTTTACCGTGTATGTGTATCAGACGAAGCATAAGGGCGGCAATGCAACCGTGAGAGAAGTTTTGAACAGCGTTTACGGCGGCGGTAAAGTCATCGGCTCGTTCGTGTGCGATAGGGTAGAAGAATACGAAGGTGAGTTTTGGGACGACGATACCTATGAACGCATACAGGAGCCTTGGGAGCCGTCAGATTTTGCGGAATACGGTGAATATGAATATGACACAATCGGTGAAAACGGTGAGTTTTACGGAAAAGGCATTGAATTAAGCAAACAATCGTGTCTCTCGTGGAATGAATTGCGAAAATATGTGGGGCAAGGCTTAAAAGATTTCTATGGCTGGCATATCACCGAACCGAAGCTGTTCGATAAGCCGAAAATGGTTACAGAGTTCGCTGTTTATGGACGGTGCGCGCAAGAATGCAGCGAGTACGACATCTGCATGAAGTATGACAGCGAAGAAACGCGGGTGGAATGTCCTGACTTTGCGAAAGCGCCATTGAAACGCGCCCCGCAAAGTTGGTGCTATGTGGAGGAAATATGAAGTGCCTAATTCCGAACTCATGCGAGGACAAGCAGCTCTGCTGCGCGTTCTGCACAAAAAAGAGGTGTCCCGAGCGGTGCCGAGACGACCACGAGGGGTGCAGATACTTCGACGCCGAGAAATACGAGCGCGAGGAGAAAACGGAGGATAAAAATGTTTCAGGATAACCTGTTCAGAGAGATTGTCGTGGATAACTTTGCGGGCGGCGGAGGAGCGAGTACGGGAATGGAGCTCGCGCTCGGCTATCCCGTCGATATAGCAGTCAATCACGACGCGGACGCAATCGCTATGCACAAGGTAAATCACCCGTACGCGCGCCACTTTCAGGAGGACGTTTTCGCCATTGATCCCGAACAGGTTACGGGCGGGCGTGCGGTCGGTATAGCGTGGTTTTCTCCTGATTGCAAGCACTTCTCCCGCGCCAAAGGCGGTAAGCCCGTCGATAAGAAAATACGCGGGCTGTCGTGGGTAGTGTTGCGGTGGGCTATGTCGAGCGTTGCTCCGCGCGTCATCTTTATGGAGAACGTGCCCGAGATAAAAACATGGTGCCCGCTTATCGAGATAGACGGGCAAATGCGCCCCGATCCTGCCCGAGAGGGAGAGACGTTCAACGGCTTTGTATCAATGCTCACGGGCGGCATAGAAAAGGAACACCCTGCGTTTTCGGAGGCTTGCGAGTTCCTGAAAATAGAGCCCGACAGCGAGGAGGGCGACAGGCTCGCGGCGGGGCTCGGCTATGCGGTGGCATGGAAAGAGCTCAAAGCCTGCGACTACGGCGCGCCGACGATACGCAACCGCTTTTACCTCATAGCGCGGCGGGACGGGCAGCCTATCGTGTTTCCCGAGCCGACGCACGGAAAGGGCAGGAAGCCGTACAGGACGGCGGCAGAGTGTATAGATTGGTCGCTCCCTTGCCCGTCCATATTTGGACGGAAGAAAGAGCTTGCCGAGAACACGCTGCGCAGGATCGCGCGAGGGCTTGACAAGTTCGTTCTACGGAACGCGAGCCCGTACATTATGTGCAACAACACGAATAATGTGCCGCACGGCGTAAACGAGCCGCTGCCGACACAGACCACGGGCAACAGGAATTACCTCTGCGCCCCGTCGCTTGTTCAGTACCATTCCGAACAGGGAAAGGGCGAAGTTCGCGGGCAGGAGGCAAACAAACCAATTATGACAATCGACGGCTCGCCTCGTTATGCGATGAGTGCCTGCTATCTGACAAAGTATTTCGGCGGCGAACGGCAGGCGGGCGCAAGTCTTTCAGAGCCCACTCCGACGGTTACGGCGATAGACCACAGCGCATTGGCGGCGGCAAACCTGCTGCATTACTATGGTGGCGCAGACCATGCGTCCCGCGTCGATAACCCGCTGCCTACGGTAACGACGCTGCCGAGGCACTATGTCGTTAAAACGTATCTGCAAAAAATAGACACGGCGCAGGACTTCGGGAATTGGGCGAACGTCCGCGAAATTCTAAATAAGTACGCGGGCTATTCGATAGCCACCGATGAGATTCTCATTATGGAGATTGACGGCGAGCGGTACTTCATCTCCGACATCGGAATGAGAATGCTCAAAGCGCGGGAGCTCATGCTTGCACAGGGTTTTCCGCCCGACTACATCATCGACATCGAGTCTCACATCGGCAAGCGGTACAGCGAGGCGAAACAGATTGCTCGCATGGGCAACGCCGTCTGTCCGCCTGTCGCGGAGGCTCTCGTGCGGGCGAACTGTGCGGAGATCGCGTCGCAGCGCGTCATCGCGACAATGGCAATGCTCAATGCTGTTATTGACGAGAGTTGTCTCGGGAAAAGGCGATATAGAAGAGTATAAAAATCAAAAAAATTATTCGTTTTGAGGTGATAAATGATACCGATAACCGAGCGCGTGGGGCGTTCACCGTTTTACGAGCGCCCCGCCCACGCAACGAAGAGAGAAGAAGAGAACGAAAGGAAGGCAAAAATCTGCCTTTCCTGTACAAGAGAGAAGTGCACGGGAACGTGTGAACTGATGAAAAGGAGAAAGAATGGATAACAGGGAATGTCGAAATCAATCTTTCGGCGCTTAATACTTTTGCAAAAACATACGGAGTTGATTTGTTTGACATTTCAAGAGAATAAAAAAATGAATATAGGTTTATACGATGTAGATAGCCACAATTTCCCGAATCTCGCCCTGATGAAAATATCTGCATGGCACAAAGCGCATGGCGATGACGTGGAGTTTGTGGATATTGAGCTGCCGATTAAACACTACGATAAAGTTTATATTTCAAAAACGTTCGGGGAAGAGTATTCCAAAATGGCAGACTATTATCCAAATGCTGACGAGTTGGTGTTTGGCGGGACTGGGTTTGCAATTACAATCGAAAACGGTAAAGAGGTTTATCACAAAGACCGCGACCTGAACTTACCTTACGAAGTAGAGCACATTTACCCTGATTATTCGCTCTATCCCGAACTTACGAAAGGGAAAGCCTACGGTTTTCTCACAAGGGGCTGCTGCAACAACTGTGATTTTTGCATTGTCTCGAAGAAAGAGGGGTTATGTAGTGTTAAGGTTGCCGACCTTTCGGAGTTTTGGAGAGGACAAAAGGAAATTGTTTTGCTCGATGCAAACATTTTAGCTTGTAAAGATAAAATGGAGTTGTTGAGGCAACTTGCAGATAGTGACGCGTGGGTGGATTTTACACAAGGGTTAGATGCACGATTTTTTACCGTTGAAGTAGCACAAGCATTAAACTTTATAAAAAAGAAAGTTGTGCATTTTGCTTTTGACTTTATGAAAAACGAAAAAGCTATCGTGCGCGGTCTAAATATTTACCGTGATTACTGTAAACCCAACGACAAAGACAGCGTTTACATACTCACAAACTTTGATACAACAATTAAGGAAGATTTATACCGCGTGAAAAAGGTGCAAGAGGCGGGTCTATTACCTGATATAAGAATTTATCGAAAGAGCACGGCACCAAGAATACTCCGTGACTTGCAACGTTGGTGCAATAATCGTATTCTTTATCGGTCAACAAGTTTTATGGACTATGTGCCGCGAGCCGACGGAAAATCTGTTCGGGAATTATATTTTTCGGGAGGCAAATCGTGAAAGTTGGTAAGTGCAGAGATTGCAAGTATTGCGTTAGGGCAAGGGCATGAAACATTTATCGCTTTGCAGCGGAATCGGCGTACCCGATCTTCCGCGCGATCGCGGAGTACGAGGAGAAAGTAAAAAGATGAAAGTCATTATTTACAGGGACAAAGGAACAAAGAAGATCGTGAGAGACAGCGGCGATGACTATGAGCTACTCAAAGCGCGCGGAAAGACCGATGAGGACATCGCTGCGCTTGTGGAGGAGTTCAACGGTCGTGAAAATCGCCCTCAAATTGCTGAAATCGTGGAGCTTGACGAGATTGCGGAGTTTTACAGGACGCTGAAACTGAACGCATACAGGGAGCAGCTCAACGATTTTGAGTTTATGGAGGACAGGCTCGACGAATTGTCGAGAATGATAGAGAACTACATCAACGAGGCAAAGAAAGCCTACAAGGAGGGGCAGGAATGATACTCATTGACAGGGAAATGAAAGCTGTCGCAAAAACGACGAATAAAAGCAGTTATTCATCGCTTTGTCAGGCAAGTATAAATTCAAACGGGTGCATAACCCTGCGGAATTATAACCCTGACGGCAAGGACAGCGACGAAATTATTATCCTTTCCCAAAAAGAGACGTTGGCGATAGTCAAACTTTTCAAAGAGATTAAACGTCTTGAAAATTATCAAGACTTGCCGTTTTGAGGAGGGCAGCAGATGAGTAAATGTAAAGGCTGTGGAGCAGAGATTGTTTGGATAAAAACAAAAGTAGGCAAGGCTATGCCCTGTGATACGCACAAGGTCATTATCGTAACAGATGAGGGGGAAACGGTGGCGGGCTATCCCCCACATTGGGCAACTTGTCCTGCGGCAAACAAGTTTAAGAAAGCAAAAACGCGGGAGGAAAAACAATGATTAAAACATTTATTTTCGTGGAGGACGGCAGCGTCGATCTCGATGAGCTGAAAAACAGCGTCGGAGATGATGTACTCGTGGTTTCTTACAGGCAGGGGGCTACGCCTCCCGCAATTCAGCAGCCGAGAGAGCCCGTTTCGAGGAGGGAGGTCAACATAAAGGATCGCCTGCTTGATTTGATGATTGAGTTCGACGAAATGGGCTTTGCTCCGACTACGGTATGTGAGGACGCGGAGGGGCTTGCTGTAAAGTGGAAAGAGCAGGTAGTGAATGAGATAGGACGGCTTGAAGCCAAAATCACTACCCTTTGGCATAAAGCTGATGAAACTAAAACTGACGCTATAATGCAAAAAAATCGGGCTGATATGCTCAAAGAGAAAAATACAAACCTGCAAGAGGGGCTGAAAAAAGCTGTCGAGGACGTTGCGGAGCGTATCAAAATGGCGTTCTACTACGAGTTCGATGAGCTTATACCGTCCACAATGGCGGATAAGATAGACGGAATCGTCAAGGAGGTGCTCAATGAACACGAGCTATAAGTGTAACTGCTGCGCAAAGGAAAGCGCCTGCAAGTATTCGGAGGAATACAAGCACGATTGCTCGCAGATTCAGAAGAACATCGTCGGCAAGACAACGGAGGTACGGATCGTCTGCTCGGAGTTTGCTCCCGTCCCGCCGACCGTCAGGGAGACGGCGCGATGACGCAGGCAAAGTACATAGAGACGTTCGCAGGGTATGATTACTTCCGCGATGAGCACGGCAACGTCTATGCCAAAATCGGGGACGAGATCATTTTTTGCAGCAATCACAAACGCGGTCAGTTGACGGAGGATAAGGCGGAGCCGTCCTATCCCGTCCACGACGTTGAAATCAGTTATTAAAAAGCCGAAAGGCAAAGGAGATATTATCATGAAAGAACTCAACAACAAACCCGAAGTTGCAGATGTTTGCGACAAAGAGAAAATCTGTTGCGACAGCAATGGCAGTACACCTTTCTCCCGTCTAGTGGAGGAAAAACGCGCTCTCGATGAGAAGATCGTCAAACTCAACGCCTTTCTCGAAGATGAGGAAAAGGCAGGCAAGATTGCGGGCTTTTGGCAGCTCGGACAAATGCGCGAGCAGCTCGACGTCATGCTGCGGTATTCGGGCATTCTGAACACGAGAATTTTGACATGGAGGCATATCTGATATGGGCGACAAGGAATTTCAGGCTCTTGTCAAAAAGGTGGTCTGTGAGTACGCGAACGCGCACCTCGACGTGTCGGACGTCATTCAGATCAGTGAGGACGACGTTTTCATCGTGTGGCAGGTCAAAGTTCTGCAAAACAACAAAGCTCTTGCGAGCACGACGCTCAAAGACGGTATGTACTATGAGCTCACATACGACGGCGACAAAAAGCGGTGCTATGTGGACGCTTACAAGAAGTGGGAAAACTTCTGCGTGAACGGAGCGGGGGAGAGGCAATGAAGGTAAAAATTTCAGTTACCCTTGTCGACGAGCATTGCAAGAACTTGCTTAACGAGTTCGGGTTAGAGACCGCAGAGGAGCTAAAAGTCGCGCTGAAAATGTGCTTTGGCAAGGCTTTCAAAGACCTCGCGGACGGAGGCGGTGAGCTTAAAGTCGAGGTGGAAGAATGAGCGATGAGGTCAAGACCTGCAAGGACTGTAAATACTTCATCGCCGACGGTGCCTCTCGCCGCGGTCAATGCGAGCTGAAAAGGAGCCGCATTGATAAGTGGGGGCAGGAGGTGCCTATCAGACGCATGGCGTCAGGCAAGGCGTGCAAGAAAGTAGAGCCGAAACGGAAAACTATTGGTGCTGCGGAAGATTATAAGCACTATTTAGGGGATCGCGGGGCGATGGGAAATGTTGGAGTGATACAAGTTAAGCAAGGCGATAAATGTTCTCTTATAGCGTTTATTGGGGAGAGGGTAGCCGCTTTCGTAAATGAGGAAAGTTCGCTGCATGGTAAGGAATATTTAGAATATAACTTAATTTATACTCTCCAAGATATTAAGCGTGCAATCATGTTATATCATAACGGAGTAGAACATGATATGAAAGAGCCTTGCGAGAATTGTATTTATGATGCGGAATACCGCCTCGCGGTAGCGGCGAACAAACAGCTTGCGGACGCGCTCGACAAGGCGCGCGAGGAGAACAAAATGCTCCGTTTGCAAATTTTCGCGTTCGTCCGCAACGCCGCTGTTCTGCCTGTCGGCAGGAACTTGCATAAGAGCGAGCAGGAAATCACCGACAAGACGTTTGAGACCATAGAGGCGGCAAAGGCTATGCTTGACGTGGAGGCGGTCAAAGCAGCTATGAATTTGGCTACCAACAAGGGAAACAGATTCGACAACGCCGATTGAGTTATCGGCATAGGGGAGGAAACAGGCTTATGCCAAAACCGAAAATGTATTTTCAATTCGAGTTGCCGTCATCGGTCGTCGAGATCGTAAAGACGATATGTGCCGACTACGCCCGCCGCGAACGGGCGATAAAGTACGGCAATGTTACGGGTGCGGTTTTGGCGCGATATGTGGAGCTCAACGCAATCATAGACGCCGCATTGGAAGATATAGAGATCGGCGTCAGAGAGGATATGCTGCGAGATATTCAGAACAGACGCGGCTATGATTTTTCGCCTGCGTCCTACTGCATATCGAAGAATACATACTACAAGCGAAAAAAGAAACTTATCTACGACATCGCAAAAAACCTCGCGCTCGTATAGCTTATATATAGACTCTGTATATAATACTCTGTGTATATGAGTGTAAATAATTATATACAAGTATATAGGCTATCGAGCCGAGGTGAGCCAAAAGAAAAATAAATTGCGACTAAAAGCGCAAAAGTTTGTGGTAATATAGTAAGTAGATAATGTGCCGAATACCCTTTGAGGTTAGAGCCCTTTTATTCCGAAACGGAGTAACAGGGCTCATTTTGTTTTTTATCGGAGGATAGACAGAATGAGTCAGACAAAAAAGCCCGCAGAGACGAAAAAGAGAAATGCCAAAGGTCAATTCGTCAAGGGCAATAAAATCGGAGAGGAAACACGCTTTCAGAAAGAGAACGAGGCAGCTTGCAAGTACAAAGAGGAATACTGCGACAAGCTCATGGAGTTCTTCAATCAGCCCGACGTCGATATTCAGTACAAAGAGGTCTTTGACAAGCAGGGCAACGTCGTTGCAAGGACGCCGATCATGTTGCCTGCTGCATATCCGACTTTCGAGCTGTTTGCGGCGAGCATAGGCGTAACGACGGGGACGCTGAAAAATTGGTGTGAACAGCACCCCCGATTTAAGGACTGCTATGCACGCGCGAAAGAAATACAGCTCGGCAAGCTCACGTCAAACGCTCTGCGCGGGCTGTATAACCCGATTTATGCAAAGTTCGAGGCGGTGAACAATCACAATCAGAAAGACAAGCAGGAGGTCGAGACGAACGTCTCGGGCGTCGGCTTGGACGATAAGACGCGCGCGCTCATCGAGCGGGTGGAAAGGCGGCTCCATGACGGGGAAAAGAAAGAGTAAAGCCGCCGCCGTCGATTACAACGACTATATACGGGACATCATGCGCGCAGAGTTTGAGTATTGCCGTAACGACGTCGTTTATTGGGCGAATAATTACTGCGTCATCGAGGACAAGGACTCTCCCGAGATCATCATTCCTTTCAAAGGGTGGGAGGCGCAGAATCAGACGCTCCGCGACTTCGATACGCACCGCCTCAACCTGATACTCAAAGCCCGACAAATGGGTATAACGTGGATCGCGCTTTACTACTGCACGCATGACCTCGTGTTCAATCTCGGGCATACGGTCGTTGCCCTTTCAAAGACGGAGGACGACGCAAAAGAGCTTGTACGCCGCATGAGCGTCATTCTCGATAATCAGCCCGAGATTTTACGAGCAGGCGGCTTGGTGTGGCGCGCGACGGCTACATCGGTGCTCATAACGGATATGAGCGGCAAGCTCGTTTCTACGTTCAAAGCGTTTCCCTCGTCGCCGTCGGCAGGGCGTTCCTTTACGGGCAATATCCTGCTGCTCGACGAGTGGGCGTTTCAGGAGTATGCAGAGGAGATTTGGACTTCCGCGTACCCGACAATCAACCGACCGACGGGAGGCAAAGTCATCGGCTTATCCACAATCAAAAAGGGCACGCTATTTGAGAGCTTGTGGATAGAGGACAACGCCTTTCACAAGATATTCCTCTCTGTGTTTTCTGATCCTCGCAGAACGCAGGAGTGGTACGAAAGGACAGCCAAAGATTTGGGCGTCATGGTTAAGCAGGAGTACCCGCGCACGGCGGAGGAGGCTCTCTCCAACCTCGGAGGCAGCTACTTCCCCGAGTTCGATTACAGCAAGCACACCTGCGAGCCGTTCCGAATCCCCGAAGATTGGACGATTTACAACACGTTGGACTACGGGCTCGATATGTTCGCGCATTATAAGGTGGCAATCAGCAACGACAATATCGCCTATGTATTCCATGAGATTTACCAAAGCGGGCTTATCATCTCGGACGCAGCGGCAAAGGTCAAGGTTGCAGAGCTGCACGAGAAAGAGGACGGGAGCGTGGAGCATTGGTATAAGCCGAAGCTGCGGCTCGCACCTCCTGACCTATGGAATCGCTCGCAGGAGACGGGCAAAAGCAGGGCTCTGCTGTTCTATGAGAATGGGCTCGAACTTGTGAAGTCGAACAACGATCGTCATGCAGGTTGGCTCGCTATCAAAGAGCTGCTCAAAGAGCGCGTTGCTCCGAACGGAGAGACCTACACGCGGTTAAAGATATTCCGCACCTGCACAAACCTCATACGCACGTTGCCGCAGCTCCTCATCGACGAAAAGGATCCCGAGGACGCGGCAAAAGAGCCGCATGAACTCACACACGCGCCCGACGCCTTGCGATACTTTGCAATTTATTGGACGCAGCCGCCGCAGCCGAAAGCTCCGAAAAAGGTCAAGTACCGTCCCGACATCTTGGAGGACTACCTGAACGCGAGCGAGGAGGAGCGGCAGATTATCATTAAACGGTATGGAGTGCCATTGCTATGAAAATTGATCTGAACGGAAACACGAAATTGTCCTTTTTCAAGGACTTGTACGAGGACGCGCGCGCAAATGCGGACGTGTTCTATGAAAAGCTCAAACAGCACCTCGAACAGTACAAAGGCAGCCCTAAAATCGACGGCTCCGATGTGGACGCTTCGCAGGTGCGCAACGTAACCTACGAGCTTGTGGAAAGTCAGGTTACAAGCTATCTGCCCAACCCGTCTGTATCGCCGAAAATGTGGAGCGAACAGAACGAGCGGAACGCAAAGAGCGTTGAAACCCTGCTCCGAAACAAGCGCAACGAGCTGCCTTTTGAAAAGCTCAACGACATGGACGAGCGTTTCAACCCGATTTACGGCGGCTCCGTGTGGCTCATCGAGTGGGACAATTCGATTACCACGCATAACACGGTCGGCGACGTGCGCGTAAGCTGCCTTTCACCGCAGAGGTTTACGGGGCAGCCGAGCGTTTATGACGTCAAGGACATGGAATACTGCTTCATTCAGTTCGAGACGACGAAAGAGGAGATCGTGCGCAAGTACGGCGTTACTTTCGACGTGGCGGACGAGGGCGAAAACGATGACAACGCGGACGATAAGACCGCAACGCTGTATATCTGCTATTACAAGAACGATCAGGACAAGGTTTGTCAGTACATTTGGTCGGGCGATACGGAGATTTCAGACATCGAGGACTATTTCGCCCGCAAGCGGTACATCTGCAAGAAGTGCGGCAAGCGCAAAGAGCTCTGCACCTGCGAAAAGCCCGATTACGAGCTGCAAGACGAGGGCTACGAGGAGGTCGTGCGCGATATTCAGCGTTCGGACGGCTCCGTCATTCCTGCGGAGTGCGAAGTCATCAAGGACGGGCAAATCGTCATGGAGACCGTCAAGCAGCAGGCGGTGGACGAGACAGGACAGCCGATTTTCGATGATTCGAGCGGTATGCTCCTGCCTTTGCTTGTGGACGTGCAGGTGCCGAAAATGCAGCCGACAAAGCTGCCTTTCTATACGCCGAATATCCTGCCTATCGTCATTCGCAAGAATACCTCGGAGGAGGACAGTCTGCTCGGGCAATCGGACTGTGAGTTCATTCGCCCGCAGCAGCAGGCTATCAACAAGATTGAGAGCCGTATCAACGAGAAGCTGCTCGGCGCGGGCGTTTATCCTATTGCGCCCGAGGACGCGACTATTGAGTACGACAACTCCATTTTCAAAAAGGTTTTCCGCGCAAATCAGAGCAATTTCAAGTTGTTCGGCAAGCTCGATTTGCAGGTCGATATTTCCCGCGACATTGCGCAGGCAGAGCGGCTCTACGATCAGGCAAAGCGCATTCTCGGTATCACGGACAGCTTTCAGGGACAGTACGATTCAAGCGCGCAGAGCGGCAAGGCAAAGCAGATTCAGGTGCAGCAGGCGGCGGGACGTCTCGACAGCAAGCGGCAGATGAAGAACGCCGCGTATGCCGAGATAGATCAGATTATCTTTCAGTATTTCCTTGCGTATGCCGACGAGCCGCGTCCTGCAACGTATAAGGACGCGCAGGGGCGTATGCAAAACCGCATTTTCAACCGCTACGACTTTATCGAACGCGACGAGGCGGGCGAGTGGTACTACAATGACGAGTATCTGTTCTCCGCAGACGCCTCAATCGACGTTGACAAGCAGCGTGAGCTCTTATGGGAGGAAAACAGAAAGAACTTTCAGCAGGGCGCATACGGCAACCCGCAGCTCCCGCAGACGCTGCTCATCTTTTGGCAAAACATGGAGCAGGCACATTACCCGTGGGCGCATGAGAATGTGGAGCGTATTAGGGACGAGATCGCACGACAGCAAGAGCTTCTGCTCGCACAACAGCAGGCGGCGGCTGCACAGCAAGACCTCGACAAAGAAAAGCAGAACAGGACAGCTTATGAGGCATACCTCATGTCTCAAATAAATAACGGAGGACAGGCAAATGGCGGTCAGCAATAAAATTTCGATGTCAACTCTCGGAGGCGGCGGATCGTCGTCGGGGACGAAAAAGAAAAGTGCAGTCAGCACATCGTACAGCGACAATCTTCTCGGAGGCGGCGTTTCAAACCCGCAGGTTTCCCTGCCGCAGAACTTGCCGTACAGGGACAATCTTGTGAATTTGCAGCCCGTGGGTGGTGCAGGCGCAGGTACGGGCGGAGTAACGAACGAGGGCGTTGTCCTCGGCAACCCGAACGTGGAGCGTATGCCGCAGATTAAGGAAAAAACTGACACGTCATACTCTGCAAATCTTCTGAACGCCGCCGCCCAACAGCCTACTACACCGATAACCTACGGACAGCAGCTTGCCGCCGCCGCTTCACCGCAGCAGACGCCGACAGAAAGCACCCCTGTTACATCGGGCGGGGCAGGCGCGACGGGCTCCACAGGCTCAACAGGAGGCTCTACGGTAGGCAGCGGAGAGGTCGATACATACGAGGAGTTCCTGAACAAACAAGAGGGGCTCTATAAACAGCAGTACGAAGATCTCCTTGCTCAAATTGAAGCCGAGCGTCAACGTGGCGTGATTGACGCTCGGTCAAGCTACGAACAGAACAAAGCCACCTATGGCGCAAATGCAGAACAGCTCGCCGCTATGGGGCTTTCGGGCAGCGGGTACAGCGATTATCTCAATCAGCAGGCGTATGCCACGCAGAGGGCAGAGACGCAGGGGGCGAACGCGCAAGCGGAGTCTAACAGGTTGCAGGCAGAATTGTCCTATACGGAGAACATGATGAATCTCGAACAGGATAAAATGGAGTATAACGAGCAGAAACAGGCGGAGAAAGAGGCGATGTTTGATACTCTTTATGACGCCGCAATTTCGGGCGCTTATTCCTCTGAACAGCTTAAAATTATCGGTGAGGGAAAGGGCTTTACCGAGGAGGAGATCAAAACGCTCACAGACGCGGCAAATAAGTATAGAGCAACGTATTTGAACGAGTTTTACCGCACAGAGTCGAACAATATCCTTTCGCAGGGCTCTGATTATAATACCACTTATTTGGAGAATGCTTTATCTAATGGTGATATAGATCAAGAGACATATGACAAGCTGATGAAAGACTATACGGACATTGTTGCAGAGGAAAGTGATTCGGAAACGCTTGAAAATTTGCATGAAGCAGGGAAAATCGACGACGCGACTTATCAGGCGCAAATCGATAAGTGGAACAAGGAAACTATCGAAAAATCAGGGAATTTCGAAGGACTTGACTATACAGCAGGTAAACAGGCGTATGAGGAGGCCTTCAATAATCCATGGGCCACCGAGGAAACGAAAGCGAAGCTGAAAGCTTCGTATGTGCGCACTTATGCGGAGGATATCGCTCGTGAATATTTGGGAAATAACATAAGCGGAAATATCGTTGATGTCAATAGTAATAATTACAATCCGAAACAATGGGGCGATTATACCGATATAAATAAAGCCAATAGCGGGCAAGGAAAACTAATTACGCGCCTAATAGAAGACGCTAATGCAGGGAAAATTAAGGAAGGACAGGTTGTTACGGTAAATTATGGTCAGGCATTAAGCGAATATGGCGCTTATATCTATGTTGGAGATGGGGTATTTGTCAAATGTAAAGAAAGTATTTTTGGTAATGCCGTTAAGACATATAAAGACAGACTTTATATTCCAGAAGGATATGAATATAGTGGAAATTCTGGGCTGAAAATAAAATAAAAATCGAGGAATAAAATGTCAAATTCAATGGCCGATTTTTTAGTTAATAAAAAATCAAATTCAATGGCATCATTTTTAACCGATGAGCAGCGTAATTCTTTCATATCTCGCCAAACCGTAGCGTATGAAGCAGCGCAGGCTGCCGCAGAGCGTGAACAGAATCAGGGCGGCTTTCTCGGTGGTATCGGATATTCGCTTGAAAAGGTTGGTTTAGGTTTTTTAAGCGGTATCGAGGGCATTTGGGACTTTGCCGCAGGCGGGCTTGCAAAGCTGTTCGGAGCCGATGATTGGGCAGAACAGCAGATAGCCAACGATTGGGTAAATTATAATCATGCGGACGAATGGTTTAACCCCTCGGAGGGGTGGCAGTTCGTCGGTGACGTGGCGGGCGGTATCGGTACGAGCTTGCCCGCGATTGCAGGCGTTGCCGCAGCGGGCGCGATTACGGTTGCGTCAGGCGGCACGCTGTCTCCCGTTGCAGCGACGCTCATTGCGGGCAGTATTGCGGGCTTGGGCGCGGCAGGACGTGCGACAAAAGAGGCATACGACCACACAGGCGAGCTTGGAGGCAAAGAGTTCGGCTATGGTGCGCTGTCGGGCTTTACAGAGGGCGCAATCGAGGGTGTTTCGTCTGCTCTCGGCGCGGGCACAGGTGCCGTTGTAAAAAGCATTTCAAAGTCTTTCGGCAAGGAAGTGGCAAAGTCCGCGACGCGCAACACTTTGCTCAAAGGCGTTGTAAAAGGCTTTGCGGGTGAGGCGTTCGAGGAGGGCGTACAGGCTATTCTTGAACCCGTGTACAAGCGCATGACATATGATCCGAACGCGAAAAACGCGACCTTTCAGGAGGTCGCGTATGCTGCCCTTGTCGGCGGTTTAAGCGGTGCCATTATGGGCGGCGGAGATGTCGCTGTCAGGAATATCCGCGGCACAGCGCGCGGTAATACGCTTGTCAACGAGGGCAAGGCGGGAGACGTCATCACCACGGCAGAGCAGATTTCGTCTTATCAGACAGAAAATCAGACCGATTACGAGACTTTTCAGGTCGTGCAGAACACGCTTGACGAGCTGAAAACGAGCCTGCAAAAGACAGGCGGAGAGGTGCGCACGGTGAGGCAGAAAATGCTGCTCGGCGTGCTCGAACAGGCGAACACCTCCGCCGCCTTTGAGCCGATTGTTACGGCGAGCGCGGAGAATATCTACAACAACGCGGAAACGGTCGCTGCGCGCCTCAATGAGCTCGGGTATCAGGATCAGGACGGTAAGCCGATTCAGATTACCGCAGAGCAAATCAGAGAGGGTATCGACACGACGGACGCAAAGTCGTTCAGAAAAACGATGTCGAGAGCCCTCAAAACAAATTCCGCGCTGCGGACTCTTGCGGTTGCCGATACGGTCGGGCAGATTTCAATGGACACGGCGCGTTTCAGGGACGCAACGCTTGCGGGACAGCAGCTTTCTACGCAGGCAGACCTCAACAGGTTTGTGGAGCAGGCGACGGACGCGGAACGTCAGGCGGTCGCCGATAGGCTCGGCATTGAAAATTGGGAGACGCTTACAAATGAGCAGTTCCACGATAAAATCACCGAATTTGTGGCGAACGGAGGTGTGCAGGAGTATCAGCAGGAGCGCAGCTATGTAAAAGAGGCGCAGGCGGTCGCTCCCGAAGCTGCGAGAAAGCACCTGCCGCGCATGGTAAACCTGCGCAACGACGGCACATACCGTTATACGCAGGGCGGCACCGATATTGCCATTACAAAGCGCGGGGACAGCTACTATGTGTATGACTACGAGAGCGGGCTTATGTCAAAGGCTCTCACTCGCACGGAGGCAAACCGCGTGCTGCGCGAGATACACACGAACGAGCAGAACTATCAGAACGGCGTCAGGCGGCATACGGAAGCGCAGAACAGACTCCGTGAGCAGGCGGCGGAGATTGACGCATACGCGCGTGAGAATATCTCCGAATACAAGAATTTGAGCGCGGCGGGGCAGGCTGCAATCAGAGCGACAATTCGTCAGGGCAGAGCTGCGGGCGTACAGGAGGACTTTGTGCTTTCATGCGCCCGTGTTTCCGCGCGCTCTGGACTTCGTGTTGTGTTCAGCAAAGAGGCGTCTTTCGTAGCAGCGAACGGCTCCTATGCGGACGGCGCAATCGACCTGAAAAACAATCGTATCATCATTAACCCCGAGGCAAAGAGCAGGTCGGGCGAGAGCATTCTCATTCACGAGCTTACGCACGCTATTTACAACGATACTGACGGCTCTCTGACCGTTGCAGAGGGCTTGGAGACCATGACCGACGCCGAAAAGGAGAAAATTCGCAAGCGGTACGCTGCGGTCGGGCAGGGCGGTGCATTGCAGGTCAGCGATGAAATCAACGCGCATTTTGCCGAACAGACGCTCTCGAACAAGAATATCCTCGAACGCCTTGTGCAGAAGAAGCAGACGCTCAAAGATAAAATACTCGGCTTTTTCAAAAAGGCTCGGGCGGACTATCAGAGCGATGAAAAGCTCACAGGGGCGGCGGCTCGGCTTTATCGGCAGTACAAAAAGCTGTTCGATGAGTTTTCCGCGCGCAATCAGCGGTATTTGGGTGTGGAGAATGCCTCCGAACAGGCGGGCACTGCACAAAATCAAGGCGCATTCGCTCTGCAAGACGCGTTGCAGACTCTCGGAGACTACGACGCTACGCGTCGCAGGCATATTGAGAGCAACGAAAATGACCGTGTGTCCCGCAATTATGATGAGATTGTGGACTTTATCAAGTCTGCGACAAAAGAAATGCCCGTCCGCCGCCTGCATATAGGGACGATAAGTGATAATACTGCGGCTTTGGTGCAGGAAAAGACAGGCGCAAATATCAAAGGCTACGATTTTGTTTTAGCAAGCAATTTTATCTCTCATATCTTCGATTCGCACGGCAGGGTTGCGACGGAAGCTCCGAGGGGGCAGACGGCTGTCAATTACAGCAATATAGAGAATATTCTTGAAACCGTGATCGCGCCTGATGATGTTTCTCTTGTGAGCGATAATACAGGGACTGCGTTGCGCTTTGAAAAAATGCTTGACGGGAGAAATGTTGCAATCACGATTACCTCCACGAAAAAAAGCACTCTTACGTTAAAGAGTGCTTGGATCATAAATCAAAAAAGTGGAGGTCGTACACCGTCAGCAAGTGCAGATACCCTTGCAGGAACGTCCGAAACGAACGGCAGAAGCTCCACTTTGAAGCAGTCTACTTCTCCGACGCCCGATGTGCAAGCCCCGAGCCTTACGTCCGAAACGGGACGGAGGATAAAAACTACTTCTACAAGTAGTATATCGCAAAACGCGGAAAATGTCAACTCTGAATCGCAAAAAGTAAAAAAATTCGCTTTGCCCGACACGGACAGCGACGGAGGGAAGCTCACGGCAGAACAAAGGGAATTTTTCGGAAAGTCTGCAATCGTGGACGCAGACGGGAAGCTGCTCAAAATGTATCACGGCACGGCTGCGGACTTTACCGTTTTTGACCTTGCGGAAAGTGGCGCAAGCAACGACCATACATCGCATATAGGCTTTTGGTTTACGCCCCGCAAAGCTGTCGCAGAGAATTTTGCAGAGTTCAATGCTAACGAATATCGGGGGAAAAAGGCTCGCGTTCAAGAAGTCTATCTCAATATCGAAAACCCGAAAATTTACGCTCCTGCGGACAATTCTGCGAGAATGGAGGAGCTGCGGACAGAGAATATCGGTTTGCGTGAGCAGCTCGCAGAAGAATATGCGGAGCTCAAAAAAACGGTTGGTCAGTTGAATTATATGCTGTACTTCACGGAGGATAATATATTCGGTCGCCGAGGAGAAAACAACATTGGCTATCGCGTTGACGAAGATTACTATGTTCAGTACATGAAAATGAGCCCTGAACAGGCAAAGAAGGCAAAATCTCTTGTTGACTCGATAAAGAAAAACAACAAACAAATTAAAGCGAACGAGACGGAATATTATCGACTGCAAGACGGCGATTCCTTTTTGCAGATGAGCGATGATCTTGATGAGTTCATGGAGTGGATAACAGGCACCCACGCGCACGAACGCGGCTTTGGGCGTGAGCATTATGCGGCAACAAACGCGCGCGAGGCGGCTGAAAAATTCCGAAGCAAGCTCATCAAGGAGGGATATGACGGCATTTGGATCAAAGACACTCGCGTCGATGACAGTGGGGATCAGGTTGTTGCTTTCTATCCCGAACAAATTAAACTTGTAACGAATAAGCGACCGACGAAAGATGTTGATATACGCTACGCTCTTACGATTGACGGGGAAACTGCCTCGGGGACGGTCGAGGAAACGAACGACCTTGTGGCGTTGCATAACCTCACCGAGGAAAAGCTGCTGAAAGTGTTAGACCTCGGCGGTTTTCCTATGCCCTCGATTGCAGTTACAAAGCCGTCTTTGGCGCATGACAATTTCGGAGACATTACGGTCGTTTTCGGCAGGGAAACGATTGATCCGCAGCGCGATTCGAGAAACAAGGTGTTTTCTCGGGACGCATGGACGCCGACCACGCCGAGAGTGGAGTATAAGCTCAACGAAAAGCGGGCGGAGGAGATTAACAGGAAGATAAATTCCCTCATTCGCGGTACCGACGCTGAACTGTTCGGCTATCTTGCGCTTGACGAATCGAACATGACGGAGTTTCTCAACCGTAACGGCGGCGATTTGGCGCAATCGTATCGGGATAAGGACGCTTTCAAGTACGCTTATTTGCGCGACAAGGGTATTGAGGTTACGCTCCCGACGGTAGATAAAGAGGTGTCAGATTATGGCAATGCTACGATTAAGTGGGTGGCGGACAATCTCGGCAAGAGCACGCTGAACAGATTGGAGCAGTCAAATTACTCGAATGAGGCTGTGCAGCCGTATGTGGCGAAGGTAAACGAGCTTGTTTCGGACTATTGGCAACGCGAATACAATATGTCTCCGAACAACGAGATTGACCTTTACGAGGTAAAGGGTATTCTGCGTGAGGCGGCAAGGTATGCGGACAGAGGTTTTCCAAAGTCGTTGGACGAACGGGCGGCGCGTGAGGTTATCAACGAACATCTCGACGAGGACGGCTACAATGCGTGGATAGAGGAGCTGTTCTCCGATGTCGTCGAAAAAGCAGGGCTGCGAAACAATAGGGACATGTACACCTCTGCGGGCAGGTCTCGGAGTTTTGAGGCGTTGCACGATGACTACACCCTCGAAAATGTTGTGCGCGCAATGTCGAAAGCGGATCCAAAAGGCGGCTCATGGCTTGGGCTCAACCCGAGCTCGCTTGCGGCAAAACTCTCGAAAGAGTTTAAGTCTATTTCCGATATGAAAAAGGCGGCGGCGTCTCTTACAGAGGTATCAGACGACGCGATGAGCAATTTTACGACCACCGCAGGGCAAATGCTCGATGAGATTACCGCGGATATGGTTACGCGCGAAGATTACAGCAGCAACTTTTCGTATTGGAACGCGCTCGACGGCGCAAGGGAAGTGATCGGGGAAATTGCAGACAGAAAGCTCTTTACCGAGAAAGCAATCGCCGATTACATGAAACGCGAATATTCGGGTTTCTATAAATATAACGCAGACATCGGGAATAAAATTCTCGGCTTGTTTGCGTATGCAAAACAGATGACGCAGACGGGCTATTTTGAGGCAAAGCCTCGCCGTGCCGTTAATTTCAGCGAGATTAAATCTGTTCTTTTGCCCGATACAGCCTCTGATCGGTTGAAAAACAGGCTTGATCGCCTGCATATTCCGTACTCTGTTTATGGCAGTACCGCTACGGAGCGCAGCACAGCTATTCAGCGGCTTGACGGAGTGCGTTTTGCGCTGCCCGAGACCGACAGTACGGGCGCAAGTCTTTCGCAGGAGCAGCGCGAGTTCTTCAAGGACAGCAAGGTGGTTGATGACAACGGAAAGCTGCGCATTACCTATCATGGCTCTCCAAATAGATTTTTCACCTTTGACAGAGGGCGTATAGGGAAAGGCAACGATCAGTTTGGCGCAGGCTTTTACTTTGCTACGAGCGAGGAAGCCTCGCGGAGTTACGGGGACAATGTTCACAAGACGTATCTTAACATCACAAAACCTATCGTCATTAACAGAACGTCGGACGGCGGCGATCTATTCGACGTAAAAATTACGCAAAAGCAGGCGTATGAGATACTCAAACGGCACCCGCTTATTTATGATCCCGAAAGTTCGCCTCTCGGCGATATGTTCGAGGAGTATTGGGAAGTCGGGGCAAAGGACTACATGATACGCGAAGCTGCGAAGAATTTTAATTCGATAGGCTTGCTTGACAGCGATTACATTGCTTACAGAGATTATCCGAATGAGCTGCACGAGGCTATCCGCGATGTGTTGGGCTATGACGGCGTGGAGGTAAGGTTTGACAATACGAGCGACAGATTCTATGTCGCGTGGTTTGAAAATCAAATCAAACTCACGACGAACAAGCAGCCCACAGGGGACGCCGATATTCGTTTCGCTCTCTCCGACAGCGTAGTAAACGTCGATAGCGCAAACGAAACGGCGGCGTGGACGTCGGAGCGCGTAACAGACCTCATCGACCGCTACGGGGCAACAAACCCGCGTTATACGCAGGCTTACGCAACGTGGATCAATCCCGCGGACTTCGTAAAAGCGACGACGGTCAATCAGACTCGCCGAAATCAGATTTACGACGAGGCGGGCAATCTCGATATTGACGCGCTCTCGCGTGAAACGCAGACGCCGTATCTCACCGTGGACTATGAGACCATGCGTATTGTCGGGCACGAGGGCAGACACCGTATGGCTGCGCTCGCGAAAGCAGGTGTAAAGCGTGTTGCGGTGGCGATTCGCTTTACAGAGAGCTCTTTGAGCAGGTATGACGCGCGTATTATGGAGGGCGAGCACAAATTCAAAGGGCAGAGGTTTTCTAATTGGGACACGGCGACGCAGAGGATTATAACGAGAACAAGCCGTAATTTCGCGCCCGTCGGAACGCTTGTGCCTATTAACGCGGCGTATTCGGCGCAGCTCTCCGAGTTCACGAGTGAGCGCGGGGTGCGTTTCGCCCTTGACGGCTCCGAGGACGGGAACGCGCAGCCGCGCGGCAATTATTCCGTCGGGCAGAGAGCACGCTTTGCCGCAAACAATACGGGTATGCGCGTATATACCAAAGCAGAGGCGGCGGAAGTCATCAATTCTATCATTGAGGAGCGTCTTGTATTCGAGGATATCGGAATGCAGGGCGAACTGCGCGGGAAAGACAGACAGGCTGTCATTGACTATCTGTTCAGAAAGCTCAACACGGTAAAAGAGGGGTATCGCGGCGGCGTTGCGCTGCGTATCGCCGATTATATGATTGAGCATACCGTTCTTACGGATATGTATTCGGACAGCAACGGGGAAGTCTCCGAGGCAATGCGCAAGCTGTCTGTTTTGCGTCGGTATATGCACAAAATCGACCTGCGGCACATTCAGGACGAGATACAGTACAGGTTTGACAAGAAAAACAGTATCAACCTCGTGTGGGGCGCGAAAGAGGGCGGCATTGCACCCGATACTCTCCCGCAGCTTTTAGCCGATGAGGGTATTTTCATTGACGCGGTAAATGAGGCAGACTGTTTCCTGCAAATGGTCGAGATGTATGAGGACGCGCGGGCGGCGGTCAACAATGCAACGGAGAGCGTTATGCTTTCGACCTATGGAGACGCGCGGACTATTAAAGACCTGCGTCAGCAGATTGCCCGCGATGTTCTGAACGCTTACGAGCAGAAAGGCAGAAAGTCGAAGTACGCAAAGCTCGTGGAGAAGTACACAAAACAGATCGCCGAGCTCAAACAGCGGCTGCGTGAGGCAAACGCGAACAACAGGCTTATCAACAGTATCGTGGATCAGGCGCAGAAAATGCGCGATCTCAAACTCGGCACGTTCCAAAATGCAACGCAATACGATACCGAAATTTTCAGGAGCTCGATTGAAAAGCTCGGAAAAATCAAGTTCAGGGGCAACTTCAATATCGCGGGGACGCGCAAAATTATGGCTGACCTGCGGACGTGGTACACAAAGGACAACCCGCTGCTTGCCGATAGCTATGAGCAGGGCATAGCTGATATGCTTGACGAGGTGGCGAACGGCAAAACAAACAACTACACGAAACGCGAATTGCAATCTATCCGCAATATCATGGCGTACTTTACGAACTATGTTGAGCACTTCAACAAAGTATATCGTCAGGGCAGGTGGGTTGACGCCGTTCCCGAGGCAACGCGGTACATCGACATTCTGCACAGGAACGAGGAGCTCAAATCGAGTTGGTTTATGCGCAAGGTCGGTACCTCGTACTTGCAGACGTTCGGCGATCCGATGTCAGTTATGCGCCGCATGGATAGGTACGAGAGCGGTTTCTATACCGAGATTTTTACCGAGTTGCGCGATTCCAAAATTGACGCAGAAATTGCCAAAATGCAACTCATGGAGGAATACGAGGCGTTCCTAAAAAAGAACAAGAAGTATCTCGCGCAGGCTACCAAAGAAACGGTGGAGTATCGCGGCGTTGAAATTCCGAGAATGCAGCTTATCAGTCTGTATATGACGCTCAAACGTCAGCACGCACAGGCGGGACTTGCAGAAAATGGCTTCGGTTTTTGGAACGCACAAGATCAGCGCGTGCGCGTTGACGGGTTTGCAAAGGGCATTACAGAGGAAAGCGAACTCCGCGCCGCTGCCGTGGAAGAACAGGCAAGAATCGCAGAGCTTTTGACGGAAACGGACAAAGAGTACATTGCGATTTTGGAGAAAGGGTATCAGGAGGCGGGACGGCTCAAAGCAGACCGCGATATACAGCGTCTCGGCTTTACCAATGCCACGGAGGACTATTATTACCCGATCAGGCGCGGGAATATCGCAAAGAACGTCGATAGCGCAGAAATGCAGCAGGAGCTCGACAGAATCAGCAATGCCTCGTTTAACAAGGACACGGTGCGCGGTGCAAAGCAGGAGCTTTACATTGAGTCTGCCGACGTGGTATTTAACCGTCATGTGCGCGGCGTCGTACAGTATGCGTATATCTCGCCCGCCATTGAGACCTACAACAAGCTCTATAACTTGGATATTGCAGGTACTCCGAATAAGCCTGTAAGCGTATCGACGGAGAGCGCGAACGTATGGAAGCAGGGCAACGACTATTTCAAAAAGCTCATCACCGATATTCAGGGAATTTCCCCTGTTTCTTCGGAGGGGAGGGCGGTCTTGTCCTTTATCCGCGGCAGCTATGCAAAGTTCCAACTCGGCGCAAACCCGAAAGTGTGGGTAACGCAGTTGTCGTCCCTGTTCGCCTCGTCGAGCCTGCTTGACGCAAGCAGTATTACGCGCGGCATGACGGTATCGGCAAAAGATGTTGATACCTATTGCCCGCTTGCAAAGCTGCGCGCGCAGGACAATACGGCGGCTATGGCGCAGGGCGTTTTCGACAAGGTAGGCAGAATTTCCAACGTGCTCATGGCTCCTATCGGAAAAATGGATAGGTTTGTTGTCCGCCGCCTGTTCGGTGCTTGTCAGGTACAGGTGCAAAAGGACGGCGGCGCGAAAATCGGTACCGAGGCAAACAAGATAGAGGCGGGCAAGCTGCTGAAACGGGTTATTCTTGAAACACAGCAGAACTCCCTCGCAACGGAACGCTCGGCGGCAATGCGTTCGGGCAATGAGATCATGCGCACGCTGACGATGTTCTCGGCGGACAGCATGAAAGTCATCGGGCGCGTCATTGACTCGGTGGGCGAGCTTTCCGCTTTGAAAGCAAGATTGCGCACAACGACAGACGCGGAAAGCCGTGCTACTTTGCAGACGCAGATTAAGGCGGCGCGCAGAAAAGTACGCAAGTCTTTGACCGCGCTTGCAACCTCTGCGCTGTTCATGGCGGCTATCGCGCAGCTCTTTAATTGGCTGTACAACAAGGACAAGGACGACGACGAAACGGCGGCGCAGCAGGTGCTTGTGGACTTTGCAGGCAATCTGCTCGGCGGGCTCCCGATTGCGAGAGACTTGTATTCCCGCATAGCGGAGGGGTACGAAGTGGATAACTATGCCTATTCCGCGCTCAACGACCTGCTCAACAGCGCGCTCGGCGTGATTGATACAGCGGGTGCTCTTATTTCAGGCGATGAAACAAAGTCGAAGATGTCCGCCCGCGTCAAAAACTTCCTGTATGCGGTAGGACAGTTGACGGGCATTCCGACGCGGAATATCTACAACGTGTTCTACGGGCTCACAAAGCGTTTCAGCCCGACGACGGCGTACAAAATCGACGAATGGTTCTATGCGAAAAACTATGTAACTGACCTCAACAAGGCGATTGAGAGCGACGATACGGACATGATCGCCATGCTCACGAGCATGATTTTCGGCGAGAGAATGGGCAATACGACCATGAGCGACGCTGTGCGCGATAAGTTCGTTGACCTGTACTCGAAAGGCTATTCCGTGCTGCCGCGCACCATAGGCGACACAATCACCTATGGAGGGGTAGAGATTCCTCTGACGGACAAGGAATACAGCCGTTTCAGGGCAATTTATGCACAGTCCATGAAAGACCTTGAAAAGATGATAAATAGCGGCACGTTCAACGTACTCTCGGAGGAAATGCAGGCAAAAGCCATAAAGCAGGTGTATGACGCATATTATTACGACGCACTCTCCGATTTGGTGGGCGTGGACGAGCAAACGACGGTTGGCGAACTGTCCGAATGGATAGACATGAGCAAGCTCTCCGTGGCATTTGTCGGTCTGTCCGATATTGAGTCCGAAAAGAACTCAAAAGGCGCGACGATCGCAGGATCGAAGAAAAAGAACACGGTCAAGAACCTGCTCAAACAAAACCTTTCAGACGGTGAGCGGCTGCTGATCCTTTGCTATCGCGGATATTCCATTCAGGACGGCGATTATAAGGGCTACACGGCAAAACGCGCAAAGCGCATACTGTTGCAGTACATCTTGAAGCTGAACGGGACGCAGGCGGAAAAGGCTGCTCTCGCCGAAAAATGCGGGTTTACTGTCCGAAATGGTAAAATCATCAGAGATTTTTAGGCATTTTTGCGGTACTTTGCCAAAACTATTGCCATTTCTTGATGAATGTGCTATACTATATGCGCTACACAACCAAATAACAAGTAGTGGGCTACATCTCGGCATAGGTGTATCCTTTATTCCCACTACTTTGTGGTTGTGTAGCAACAAATTGAGGGGTACATACCAAATTCTATGCAGGGCGGCTCCTTAATTGGAGCCGCCCTTAACTTTTATCCCGAGAGGGAAAGGAGCCTATGCTATGACAACAAGAGGGAAAAACAGGATCGTTGCCTTACTTTTCGCGGTCGCAATGCTTATTTGCTGTATGTTCGTGTCAGCGGCTTGTGGAACAGAAGATCAGAAAATATATACTGTAACATTATGGTCTGAAATTAACCCGTACCGTTGGGAAGATAAACACTCAATGGGGTGGTTTCTTGATTTTCCTGCTGCATACAAGACTGTCGAAATAGCGGAGGGTGATATATTGGGAAATATCGAATTACCCGACGGAGCGGACGAGCATTTTTTAGGGTGGTTTATTGATAAAAATTATACGCTGCAATTTAATCAGTTCGTTGATCCTGTGAAAGCAGATATTACTTTGTATGCAAAGTGGGATATTGAGCGGTAAGAGTAAATATGTTTTATACTTATGAGATAACGCCGCCTACAAATATAAAATCTGCGACATCATATAAACGCCGAATACGAGAGATAGTTTGCGGGCAAATGAAGAACGTATTTGCAAAAGGTCGTTTTATAAGCCCGTTTTTTGGCTATTCTGCATAGTATTTATTCCGTTATCGCTTGTGTACTTATTTGGTTGCATAATGGAAATATTTGTTGATACACTCCTGTTTCCGCTTTCATTAATACCTGTTGTACGGGTGATCCCAACAGCCGTGCGGATCGCGGTTTGGTCTTTAACGGTGGCGATAGGGTGCTTTTCCTGTGTGGATATGGTTTATGAGATTGATTAAAAAGGCTGTACGAAAGCGTACAGCCTTTTTTCTGCCGTCTGATTGCGTTTTGTCCCCCGTTTTGAAAAATAAATTGCGACTAAACGGCGTTTAATCTATGTTATCATAGATAATAGGAGGTGCACAAACAGATGTTGAGCATAACGCCTGCTGTGAAATCTGATATTACGCATATCGTTTGTCCTCATTGCAAAGAGAAGCTCGCCCGTGTCGGTTTGCATAAAAGCAGCAAGATTGACGGGTTGACGTTCAAGTGCAGGAAGTGCGGCAAGCTGTGGAATGTGAAAACTGAATAGCTTGTGCGAATGCACGGTAAACATTATTTTGTGCCAAAGTCCCGAGAGACAGAGCCCTATTTGCCAAAAGCGGCAATAGGGCTTTTTTTGTTTCTCAAAAATCTGAAAAAGGAGGAGACAGCTTTTATGAAACCGAGCAGAGATAACAGGTTTGCAACGAACAAGGGCGGCATTATCAAGGCACCCAAGTCCGTGGGCTCCGATTCGCCAAAGGCTACGGTCGTAAAGGGCAATGACCTTCGGAGCGGAAAAAGCGGCAAGAAGTAATCTATCTCAAAAAATTTGAAAGGAGGATCAGACGATTATGGAAAAAGAGAAGAATATCGACCTCGACGAAGAAGAAAAGGGCGGCGTTCAGGGCGAAGAAGCTGACGACGATACCGAAAAGGACGACGAGTTCGAGTATGATGACGACGGGAATATCATTATTCCCGACGTAATCGAGGACGAAGATCAGGACGAGGACGGCGACGATGACGCCGCCGATACCGATGATGACACGGACGACGAGGACGAGGGAGAGGGCGGCTCCGATGACGAGGATAAAGAGACGCCGAAACCCGAAACCCAACCCGAGGGCAAGGACGAGAAAGACGCGCAGATCGAGGCTTTGACAAAGGAGCTTGACGCTCTCAAAGCGCAGAGCGCGGACACGCTCGCAAAGCTGGGTGTAAAGTCGGAAAACGTGTTGGAGGGGCTCGAAAAAGTGGCTGCCGAGTCGGACGATATGTCGCTTGACGAATATCGGAAGAAAAAGGCAGAGAGCCAACGTGATGACGCTGCAAGAAAACTCCTGCAACAGACAGAGTTCGAGAAGAAAATGCTGTCTGATTTTGCAGAGATTCAGCGCGAGTTCCCCGAAACCCGAGGTCTGAAATCTCTCCGAGAAATCGAAAATCTCGCAAAATTCGGGAGATTCAGGGACTTGGGGCTGTCCCCGAAAGAGGCGTATGCTGCGGCAAACCCCGACAGCGTGCGCAAGAGCGTCGCGGCAGCGACGAAACAGCAGTCGTTAAACGAAACGAAAGCTCATTTGAAATCTGCCGTGCCTGCGGGCTCCAAAGATGACGGTATCGCTATCTCGAAAAAGGAGCTCAGCGAGTGGAGAGACCTGTTTCCGAATCTGTCTGATAAGGAAATCAGCAGGCTCTACCGAGAATCAGCAAAAAAATAAAAAGGAGATTTTTCTATGTTCAAACTCATCAAGATAGAGAACGCGAGAATGAACGTGCCCGAGCCCGTTTTCCATGAAGTAACGGCAAGCGAGGCGGTCGTAATGGGCGAGGCTCTCGTTCTCACAAGCGGAAAACTCACGAAGTGCGGAGCCACGGCAAAGCCCGAGTTTATCGCTATGGCAGACTGCGCGGCGGGCGCGACGAATCGCCTTATCCCCGCAGCGCGCGTGGAGCCGAATCAGCTCTACGAGGTGCCCGTACAGGCGGCTCCTACGAGCCTCGTTGAGGGCAGCAAAGTAACCCTGCACACGGACGGTTTGCAGGTAACGGCGACGACCACGAGCGGCGTTGTAACGGTTGAAAGTCTCAACGGTGCAGCAGCAGCGGGCGATATTATCGTCGTCAGGATCGTATAAAGGGAGGTACAGACAACAATGTCGAATTTCATTTACAGCGCAATGTCGGGCAAGAACGATCCTATGTTCGGGAAGTTCGAGCACCCGATTAAAGCACTCATCGAGAACGAGTCCAACATCTGCGAGAAGCGCAAGACCATTCTCGATACCCTTTTCAACGTGGAGAAGTCCAACAGATACGCCGAGACGATCATGGGCGAGTCTGATTTCTCGACGTTCATGAGTAAGCAGGAAGGTCAGGGCGCAGAGAACGACAACGTGGAGCCCACGTTCAAAAAGACGATCGAGCACATCGAGTTCGCCAAAGAGTTCACCATTACCCGAAAAATGGCGGACGACGCGAAGTTCGGTATCGGTGCCGACATGAAGAACAAGCCCCGCAAGTTCGTCCGTGCCTACTACAACACGCGCGTCAAGATCGCGGCGCAGGCACTCATCAACGGCACAAGCAAGACGATGACGTTCAACAGGGCAAAGGTCGATCTGACCTGCGCGGACGAGCTGCCTCTGTTCCATAAGGCGCACCCGTATTTCACCGACAAGATGAAAAACAAGACGCAGAGCAACTACTACTACGGCACGATCACCGATTCCGCAGCTACGCTCGAAGAGGCTCTCGGCGTCCTCGCCAACAAGGTGCGCAACTTCAAGGACGAGAACGGCGAGGTCATGGAGTACGTCGCCGACATCGTGGTCGTTCCCTGCAATCGCCCGAAGCTCGAAAACATGATGAAGAAAGTCATCGGCTCCGAGCGCACGGTCGGCAGCGACTACAACGACATCAACACGCAGTACGGGAATTGGACGCTCGTCGTCCTCGACGGCTGGGAGACGACCGACGACAGGTTCATGGTTATGTCGAAAGAGGCAAACGAAAACCTGCTCGGCAATATGTTCTACAACCGTGTCCCGCTCGACATCACGAGCGACATCGATAAGCACACGCGCAACTACTTCTGGAATGGGTACTGCCGTTTCGGTGTCGGTTTCAACACATGGAAGCATATCGCCCTTGCCGTGAACGCCTCGTCGCTCTCTGATGCCACCGCGCTGTAAGGGCGCGAGCATAACGGGAGGTAGGTCATGAATGTAGCCGAGCTTTACTTGCAGACAGCGCATTTGGGTTTTGAGACCACTCTCGAAGATAGCGACAGGTTTTACTTCGCGGCAAATCGTGCTCTGTTGCAGGTCTGCAAGGTCAGACCTGCAATAAGGCATTGCGTCATCAATCACAAACCGCTTGTAAATCTGATAAGCGAGAATACGTTTTCGCCGATTGAGAAGATCGACGACATCACCTACGAGGCAGAGGACGCAAAAGCGTATTACTTCGAGGCTGACGGGAACGGCGTTTTGTATCTTGAAAAGTACAATTCCGACACGGGGGAATGGAGCATTTTCGGCGAATTTCCGCTGCAATCGAATCAGACTTTCGTGTCGTACAAAGGTTTTATCAAGAAACAGGGCGAGTTTGTGAGCGGGCGTATTCGACTGCGCTTTACGGGCGAGTATCTGTACTCTATAAAGAACGTGGCTTTGTATCAGTATCTGTACAGCGGCAAGGAGGCGGACATTCCCGCCTACGAAGCATATACGCGGTACGATGTTAAAAAGCTCGTTTCCGACTTCATGGCTTTGTGTTGCCCTCCTATCAAAGAGGAGGAAGAAAACACTCTGCTCAATCAGGAGTACGAGCAGGAGGGCGACAGTATCATACTGCTGCCCTATGACAAGCGCGGCGTTTATAAGGTACTCTATGAGCACCGTCCGACCGCGATTGAAAACACGGGAGCAACGACGGAGGACACGCAGGAGCTTGACCTCGACGAGGAGCTTTGCTCGCTCATGCCTCTGCTTGTCGCTGCGTATGTGTGGATCGAGGACGAGCCCGAAAAGTCCGAGTATTACATGGGGCTTTACAGAGAGCGTGTGCAGGAGATCGTGGTCTCACACAAGAATACTGCGCCCGTCTTAATAAAGAGCACAAACGGGTGGTAAATCATCATGGCATACAAAACGAGCAAAAACCTATTGACCGAGAAAGACGTCTATAATCGCTATTACGGTGATTTTCGGGGCGTGGACTTTTCAAGCGACCATACGCAAGTTTACGAGCGGCGTCTTGCCTACATGGTTAATATGTTCAAGGACTATCAATCGGGGCAGGGGCAGGCAATCGAGACGATTGCGGGTTTCAGGCGGCGCGTTGTGCTGCCCGAGGCGAACGAGATTTACGGTATTTTCAATTTTGCGCACAAGGACGTGGAGGGGAATACCGTTACAGACGTGCTTATTCACGCGGGCAGCAAGCTCTATCTGTGGGCGAACTACCCGAACACGGTCAACGTCGTTCTCACGGACACAATCGAGGTGCCTGCTCCGACTTCGACAATAAACGGCACCCATACGTTTAAGCAGATTCTTTCGGAAAACATCGGCGAAGTTGTATCTCTTGCCACTATCAGCGGCGATGATTTGACGCCTACGGTGAGCTACAATTCCGAAACGCACGAGCTCACCTATGCAAGCAGCACGCTGACCGAGGGAGAACGGCTCAATATAACGTACAAAGAGGGTGTAATCGAGACGCAGGACGCCCTTTACAGCGATATGAACAATCGCAAAAGCGCGTCCTTTATTTTCAACAACAGGCTGTACATCATCGACGGGAAAAACTACCTCTTTTACGACGGCGACACGGTAAAAAAGGTCGCCGACAGCGCATATATCCCGACAACGTATATCAACATTGTTCCGAGCGGCGAGAACGCCGACATCGGCACCGAATACGAACAGCGGAATATGTTGCAGCCGAAGTTCAAACACACGTTTATCGCGGACGGAACGACGACGGACTTCTATCTGAATGAAAACCTGCTTGACGAGGTGTCGGAGGTCAAGGTGTACGGCGTCGTCAAGTCTGCGGGTACCGATTACACGGCAGACCTTGCAAACGGCGTCATCAAGTTTACAACGGCTCCCTCAAAGCCGCAGGACGTCGTGCAGGTGGCAGGAGCGGACGGCGCAGAGAATGTCATGTACCCCGAATTTTACGCGGGTATAGAGGTAACGGCGAAAAAGACGTACACGAGCGTTTCGGGCGTAACAGAGGAGACGGACAACATCGCAACGCTCATCACCGACTGCACGCTTGCTGCTATCTACGATAACCGCGTCTTTCTTTCAGGAAACCCGAGCTATCCGAATCACGTTTTTTACTGCGGGAGGAATAGCACGGGCTTTGCCGATCCGTCGTACTTCGGTGTTCTGAACTATATGCAGGACGGCGTGGGAATATCGCCTATCACGGGCATGGTGGTCGTTGCAGATACGCTCATGGTGCTCAAAGGCGATACGCAGCAGGACGGCTTGACGTACTTCCATACGGCGACCGATTCGGGCAATGACATACAGCCGCGCATTTACCCCGCACAGCAGGGTTTGAGCGGCTCGGGCTGCCTCGGGGCGTGTATCAACTTCTTGGACGATCCTGTGTTCGTTTCCCGCCTCGGCGTCGAGGGTGTCGGGCAGCTCTCCGTTCGGTATGAGCGCGCGGTTGAGCACAGGTCGAGCCTGATTGACGCAAAGCTCGTGAACATGAATTTGGAGACGGCGGTCTTGGAGGAGTGGAACGGCTATTTGCTTCTGCTCGTAGACGGCAACATCTTCATGGCGGACAGCAGGCAGCGGTACACGCACGACATCGGCGTTCCACAATACGAGTGGTACTATATCGAGGGCGTGGGCGTGTATGACGGGCAATATCCCGAGTACACCTATTCGAGCTCTATTTTTGACGAGCTGCAAGGCGCGACCGTGCATTATTGCACGAAGTGCAAAAAGGACGCGAAATACTGCACCTGCGGGAACGACGACAACATCGTCGAGCTGCCGATAAAACTTGCGAATGCCGTTTATTACGCCGACACGAACGAGACGAAAGACCTCACGGGAACTGTCGTGAACGCGCCCGATGACAGCGGGAACGCAACGACGGAGGTTTTCGATGAGGGTGTTACCGTTCAGATCGGAGAGGAAAATTACACCCTCGGCGTGTATTTTACCGTGCATGAGGTGTATGACTTTTTCACAGGTGATTTGACGGGATATGAGGCGTACCTGTGCGAGGGGAAAGGCAATCATATCGGCGGTGTATTCCGTAAGGCGACGACCGTCAAGAGTATGTTTGACAATATCTTTTTCGGCACGGAGAACGGCGTCGTCTGCTCGTTCAACTTCGATATGCGGAATAGTCAGGGAGAAATTCCGAGGCAGTATTATACCTTTGACGAGCGGACGATTTACAGCGGCTGCGCCACAAAAATGGACTGCTGCGACATTCCGCACCTGACGAAAAGCACGATCAAAAAATCGACGGTCATCAAGACAAAATCATTGAGCTCGTCCGCTGCAAAAATCAAGGTAAGGACGAACAGAAAGGCTTACGAGCAGATCGCGCGTATCAACAGCAGTCTTTTCTCGTTCGACGATATGGACTTTACGGACTTTACGTTCAACACGACAGAACAGAGCCTGTTCGCTATCAAGGAAAAAGAGAAAAAGTGGGTTGAGAAGCAGTATTACATCTACTCTGATGAATACATGAAGCCATTTTCTCTGTATTACGTTTCGTTCCGCTACCGTGTTGTCGGACGGCTCAAAAATTAAAGGGAGGCTATACACATGAGTCTGAAAAAACTCACGAATATAACACCTGCCGAGCTGAAATCGAAAGGCGTTGTATCTCTCGCCGATAAGCCGAACGCTGCGGCGTCGTATGGCGTTGGCGGGCTGTCTCCGACGGCTCTCAAATTGTGGTTTGATCAGTTAAGCAAGCTGCTCGCCGACAAAATCAATGCCATTCAGGACGCATTGAGCGGCGACAACGCGGCGGAATACATCAAGCTGATTCTGACGGGGCTTGACAGTACCAACGAAACAGAAGAATACAGTCTGCAAGACCTCTGCGATGCTTTCAAAAACGGAAACTTTGCGGAGTATTTGCAGGCATACGGATCCGCCGCAGCGGAGAATTTGAGCTCGTTGCAGGCAATCATCAATGCTTTTGCGTTGGATATAAGCACGGCAAAAGAGACGGCGGAGGACGCAAAAGACGCGGCGGAAACCGCAGAAAACAACAGCATATCCTCAACAGCGATCGAATATCAGGAGGGGGTAAGTGGGACAACTCCTCCAACGGGGGAGTGGTTCACCGCCGTTCCTGATGTACAAGAGGGACATTTTCTTTGGACGCGGGTTACGTTGAATTTTGCGGGCGGGAGTTCGGCTTCATTCTATTCCGTCGGAAAGATCGGTGCAAAGGGTGACGACGTTTACAGTTTTGCGATTGAAAACGGAAATCTCTTGCAAATAAAGGCTGACGCGGCAGACGATGACGTGAATTACGGAATCGACGAATACGGCAGCTTGTCGGTGAAAATCAAATATTAAGGAGAGAAATAGACCATGCCTACAACGACAGTAAATTTGGGGCGAGTAAAGGGCTCTATGTGGTATACGGGTACGGCGGACACCGATACAGCGATTGCAACGGCGTTGACCTCGGCGGGATATGTGCCAATCAAGCTCGATATGTATCTCAACACGAGCAATGGGAATGTGTATCAATACTCGCCCGTTGATAACACGCTCAAATGGCTTTTGAAAGGTAACATTAGGGGTGCGCAGGGTGAGGGCTTTCAGATCAAGAAAACCTACGATAGCGTTGCAGCCATGAACGCAGGCTATGAAACGGACAATGTTCCGCTTTACGGCTTTGTTCTCATTGACACGGGAGACGTGGACGACGAAGAAAATGCGCGCCTCTATGTCAAAGGTGATACGGCATACACCTTTTTATGCGACCTTTCAGGTGCGCAGGGTATCAAGGGTGAAAGGGGCGAAAAAGGAGAAACGGGCGATACGGGAGCTGCGGCGGGCTTCGGAACTCCTACGGCAGAAGTCGATCCTACAACGGGCACGCCGTCCGTTACTGTTACAGCTAGCGGGCCTGATACCGCCAAGGTTTTCGCGTTCCACTTTGCTGGGTTAAAAGGAGAGAAGGGCGACAAAGGTGATGACGGAGACAAGGGCGATACAGGGACGGCTGCAACCGTTCAGGTGGGAACGGTATCGACGGGAGTCGCAGGTTCGCAGGCGCAGGTTACGAACGTGGGGAGCAACAGCGCAGCAGTATTAAATTTCGTGATTCCGAAAGGCGATAAGGGCGATACGGGAGATGACGGAAAAACGCCGACGTTTTCCGTGAACGAAAACGGAGAGCTCATCGCTACGTTTGAGTAAGGAGGTGCACAAATGTCAACGGTAAATCTTGGACGTGTGCAGGGCGGCGGTATTTTCTATTCAACCGCGAGCTCGGCAACAAGCATTACAAAATCGACGCTTACACCGATTGGGCTTACGCCGCTTGTCGGAGATAGCGTCGTGTTCCCGAATGGCGACCTGCGTAAAATCACGGCGGTGAGCGGGGACAATATAACGTGCGGCAGCGTCGCGGCGAATTTTAAGGGCGAAAAAGGAGACACGGGAGAAGGTATAGATGATTTATTAAATGGTACAAAAATAGTCGCGAAAGCCGAACAGGACGCAAACGGAAATAATATAGCCGAAACCTATGTCGATAAAACGTCAGACCAAACGATAGAGGGGCAAAAAATATTTTATAATTCAAATGGTATAGGAGTTTTGCAAGAATCAACTGCCCCCTCAACCGCTTTGACTACGTACTATAAACCGTATTCCATTCAAGGGAATTATGCTGGCGATACACCATTCAATTTATCTCTTCCAGTAAATAACGGAACGGATACTCTTGCTGGACGCAAAGATGTGCCCGCGAGCAGCTCTCTTTGCAATGAGGTACAGAAGATTTCCTATGAACCGAGTGCAGGATATGGCTTGAATCTTCCTACGGCGAGCGTATTCCCTGACCCGAAAGTAGGCGGTATTGTATTTGGGGAATGCGTTGTTTCCAGCACACAAAAAAGGTATCTATATACGGCAGAGGTTGCGTCCGTCGGTTCGAGCACGATTGAAGTATATATGAACTCTTGGGCTTTGACGGGCGAATACGGTCAACCCGATGTTCCGAACGCGTCAAATGATACAAAGATCGTCACGACCGAATATCTGTATCCCGGTTCGGCGGAAGGGAACGGCGTGTCTTCTTTTAATTTTGTCTACAGGGGCGTAACGCATACTATTCGTATCAACACTTCTTACGGAAATACAACGTCAAACTGGATGCGCGTTGCCCGTTCGGGGAATACCGTAACGGTCGGCTGGACGCTGGCACTAAAATCGACAACGACATTGAGCAAAGGCACGAATTATACGATTGCCACGGGGCTTCCGCATGCTGCGCACACGGAAAACAACTATTGTGTCGGGATAGGGCCCGACGGGACGGTGTTTACCGTTTATGTAAATACTTCGGGGCAGATAATACTTCGTCCCCAAACGGGGAATCTTGTGTCGCAAACCATATATATAGGATGTACCTATCTGACAAACGATGCGTAAAGGAGACAAGGAAATGTATTACATTATCGACAATGAAATATATGCGCCGTACGAGGGGCACGATTTTGACGGACGTGCGACGGACACGATCGATGACGGCGTTTGGGAACTTTACAGTCAGGACGAATCCGCTTACAAAATAGAGGACGGAAAGTTCGTCGCCCTGAAACAGCAGGCAGAGCTTGAAGCCGCCACGCTGAACAAAAAATATATCCCCGACGAGAACAAGTCGGCGGCGGCATTGCTCCGCACAATGCTCAAAACGACGCCGCTTTCGGACGACGATACAAAGATCGCCGTATCGGGGCTGTATGAACAATGGGCGCTCGGCAAATACGAAGCAGGGGACATCCGTAACAACGCGGGGCAGACGTGGGAATGCCATACGGCGCACGACAACGCCGTATATCCCGACATCACGCCCGACAATCCGCAGACATGGGCAAACTTCTGGCGGCCGTTGCACGGCAAGAGCAAGCAAACGGCAAGGCTTTGGGTAAAGCCGCAGTACGGCACGACGGATATGTACCATGCGGGAGAATACATGATATACACGGACGGGAAAACATATAAATGCGTTTCCGATACGGTATACAATCCCGAAGAATACGCGCAGGCGTGGGAAACTTTGTTGTAAAGTTGATAGCGAATTATAATTAGAGGTATGCAATGAATGCGTCAATCGCAAAGGCACGAGCACTTGTTTGTGCTTGTGCGGACAAACAAAGGGGGAACGAGCTCATTGTCTGCACCGCAGCGGAGATATACAAAAATCTTATCAGAGCCGATGAGTGCAGCTTATCCGACGCAAACGAACGCGCTGAAAGGCAGCGTTTTCAACGCGAGGCAATCGTTGGCTGTCGCGTGCTTGCGGGACTGTCCGATAGTATTTGCAACGAGGAAGCTCGGGGCAATCTTTGCGGGAGAGCCGCCGAAGTCCGCCGCCTGACGGCGGCATGGCTGAACGGCGAAAAAAGACAGACACAAAAAGGAGCAGGGAGATGAAAATGGAATACAAGTTACTCAACGGCAATGGAGGAGTGATTCTGACGAGGACACCCGAGCTCATCGGCGATATGCTGTACATATCATTCACGGGTGCGCCCAACAAGGCAACAGCTATCTTTGAACGCAGCGACGGGGAGAGCGCGTACAGGGCTCTGTCTGACGGTCTGTGCGGCATTGAGAGCGATTGGTTGGACGGCTCGATAAAGGTTACGGTCGCCGTGCTTGACGGCTCTGTGCGGGCGCAGCGGTGGTTCTGTGAGGGCTTTTGCGCAATGCGTATCAAAGAATGCAGAGGCGTGCTCATCTATCCCGATGACATGGATATGCAAAAGAAAATCGCGGAGCTGCAAGAGGACGTTTCAGACCTTGCGGCGGCGAACAGAGAACTCTCGGACAAATACGCGGAGCTTGAAACAAAACTCAACAAGCTGCTTGAAGGGTACGACATCATATAGGAGGTATCAGCAATGATTAAGTCGAAAAAGCTGCTTTTCCGCTGCGTGCTTTGCGCCGTTCTCGTGTTCGTTTTGTGCGTTACCGTGTGCCTTATTGCGGCGGGATCGCCCGCGGTCGCTCATGCGGAAGAACTGCCGCAAGAGGAAACGGAAATCGTGCAGGAAGTTCCCGAGGGAGACAATGCGCCCGAGGGTGCGCCTACATTCTTTGGTAGGATATGGGAATGGGCGCAGGCGAACGTCGCAGAAATTTTGACCGTCGTCGGCGACATCGTTCTCGTCGGTTTCCTGATCGCGCAAAAGGTGAAGCAGAAAAAGAAGCTCGCCGCTATCGGGGCGGACATTCTGACGGTCAAGGACGGCGTAACGAACACGGAAACGTCGCAGAGGAATGTTGTCAGCGTAACGAACGAGCTCATTGAGGGATATAACCGTTTTGAGAAAGCCCTCAACAACTTTGACGCGACGGAGCAGGAGCGGTACAAGACCATGATCGCCGCGTTCGCGCAAACAAAGGCAATCCTTGAAATCATGACAACGGTCTATGCGAACTCGAAAAATATTCCGCAGGGCGTAAAAGACCTTGTAAACCTGAAATATGCAGACGTTCTGAAACTCGTCGGAGACGAGGACAAGCTCAAAGAAATTGCCGAGCCTGCGGAAACAGCGGAGGAAACGGCAGAGGTGGTCGAAAATAAGGAGGGGTAAGCCATGCAAAGAACAACGAAAGGGAAGATACTCAAAATCTCTGCGCTTGTTCTCGATGTCGGGGCTCCTCTCGCGGCTACAATATCGCAATTCCCTGTGTGGGTGGATAGGAGCGCAGGGGCTACCGTGTCGGGCTTGTTCGTTCTTTTCGCGTTCCTTTCTGCCATTCCGTTTTTCAAGCAGATCAAGGCTTATTTTAAGTCGCCGTCTGCATGGGTGATGTGGTGCGTCATCTTCGTTGCACTCATCGCGCTGCGGGCAATCATAGACGAAATGCTTGTGATCTGTGCAATCGGCGCGCTCGCAAATGTAATCGGCGCAGGGCTGTATAAAATCGGTGATAAATATGACCCGCCGAAAAATCAAGGAGACGGGGACGGGAACGGGGGTAGTACATAATGGAGCCGATAAAGCAGAACAATGTCCATGAGCGGGGCGAGAATAAGCGGCTCGACGATGTTATCGAGAAAACGACGGGAACAAAAAAGAAAATCTTGCGTGGCGCGATGAACTACGCAGGCACCGCCGTCGGCACGTTCATTATCTTTGTTGCCATTGTCGTATCTACGACAGATGTCAGTATAATGACCGCGTTCGATTGGGCTATACTTGGTCTCTCGTTTTTCGTGTTCCTGTTCTGCTCTTATGCGATGTATGTAAACGGATCGGGAAGCGGCATTCGAGCAGGGAGGCGGAGTGAGATATATCTTTCGTCAAAAAGTCAGTACGACCTCCTGAAACGAGAAATCATTGACAGAAAAATGCACGGACGATTGCCTGAATTTTGTCGATATTACATAGAAGAAGAATTGCGGAATGCGCGGAACTCCCTGCTTACAGAGGTAGGCATAGAGTTTTCCGTTTATCAGGAGCAGTATGTAGGGAGAGATAAAGTCGAGCTCGAACAGATAACGTCTCTTTCAAAATCGCAAATAGAGGCGATTCTTGCCGCGAACAAAGTCAAGCCGATAAAGCTCACTCCCGAGATGATTTTGAAACGCGGCAGAGGCTCTGCCCGCAGGAGCCCTCTCGGTGTTGAGCCTGAAAAAAGGCGCAGGGCAGGGTATGCCATGAAATTCTTTTTGACTTTCGGCTTGGCGATCCTCATGACTGTAATCACGCTGAATCCGAAAGCAAACCTGACATGGGGAACTTTCGCGGAGTGTATATTAAAGCTCTTCCCTGTTGTGCTCAACGGCTTTACGGGATATAAGAACGGATATGAGAATATTATCGTGCATACCGTGAATTATATCAACGATCAGGTTGACCTCATGCGGCAGCTTATACACTACGTCGAGGAAAACCCGACGCCAAAGCCGCTCGTGGAGGTGGCGGAGGTCGCAGATGAAAATGAACAGAAAACCGCCGCGCCTGCTGCTCCCGCTTTGGAGGCAGCCAAAACCGCCGATGTCGTGGACACTGCGGCTGTATGATTGGGCGGTCAGGCTCATCAAGTATATCGGCTCCGCGCTGAAAGATTGGCGGAATTGGCTCATCTTCGCTGTCGTGTATGCCGTCATGACATCTCCGATGTGGGCGGGGTGGCTCCTGTACTTCATTACAGGCAACCCGTGGCACATGACGTATTCCTCCGCATATATGGCGTTTTGGGCTCTGCCGCTTACGCCGCTGATACCTCTCTGTATCGCAATCACGCTTGGAATACGGAGGCTGTTCAGACGATTTTTTCATCGGAAATAGCGCAAAGAAAACCGCTCGGAAAGGGCGGTTTTTCCTTATGCAAACAGTATGCAAATGCAATGCAAGTGCATAGCAAATGCAAAGCTCGTGCATACGGTTTGCTATGCAAATGCAATGCAAAATTATGCAAATAAAAATAAAATAAAATCAAAATCAAATAGAAAGAGAAATATAAAAGAAAGATCATACTGACTGACAGACTACAAGCTATGAGGGGGTTACAGGGGGAGAATGTCGGTCGGTCAGTCGGTTTTCCTTTTTTGAAAAAATTTTTTCTCGGTTTTACCGAGAACGCACCTGCAAGCATTTAGGACTTTCGATAAACGCTTGAAATCGGCTGAAAAGTGTGCTATAACTGAAAGACACTTTACACGAGAGGAGGAACGAAAGATGAGCAGGGGAGTAAGATTCACTATTCGAGAAAAAGAGCGAGCTCTCAAAATGTGGCTCGGAGACCACGAGGACGTTCTCTGCGTGGCAAGAAAGGTGAAATGCACGGAGCAGACGCTGTATCGCTGGAAAAAGCGATATGACGGCACGCGGGAGAGTTTGCAGAACAAGTCGAGCCGCCCGCATACGCCGCACCCGAACGCGCACACCAAAGAGGAGCAGGAATACATACGAAAGCTCTTTGAGGAGCAGCCGAATATCAGCTATGCAGAGGCTCTCGGCGTTCTGCGGCAAAAGTATGCCTATTCGAGGACGTACTACGGCTTTTACCGCTATGTTGTCAAGAGCGGTATTCGTCCGAAAGAGCAGATCGAAAAGTACGAGCCGCAGCCTTACGAGACGCCCGAGATGTTCGGTGTCAAAATGCAAATGGACGTCAAGTACGTTCCACGGGAGTGTTTCAGGGGCGCGGCAAAAGAGCGGTTGGAGGCGGGCAATGCACGTTTTTATCAGTACACGATGATTGACGAGACGACGCGCGAACGGTTTTTATACCCTTACCCCGAACTGTCTGCACGGGCGACAGCGGACTTCGTGAAGCGCGCGATTGTTTACTTCGGGTATCTCCCGCACATCATTCAGACGGACAACGGCGGCGAGTTCACAAACCGCAAAGACTGCAAGAAAGTACACATCTTGGACGAGCTGCTCGGCAAGCTGCGAATTAAACATCAGCTTATCAGGGCATACACGCCGCGCCACAACGGGAAAGTGGAGCGATCCCACCGTACCGACGGGGAGAACTTTTACAGGACAATGACCTTTGAGACCTATGATGAGCTCAAAGAGAAAATGGCAGAATGGAACATCAGATACAACAATCGCCCGCACTCCTCGTTGAGGAACAGAGAGGGAAAACGAGTGTGGTTTACGCCGCTGCAAAAGAGAGCCGACCTCATGGCTGTTCTGAAAGCAGGACAAACGGACGTCCCGCGCGTGCGGTTTATCAAGCAGAAAGCCGCATAGGGCTCACATGGAGAGCATAAAGCCCCTGCACAGGACGGGTAGGGGAGTTTCTTGCTACCCATTCGCTTATAAAACATGGACATTGCGAAGTCATCTATGAGGTCAGGCTCCCGAGAGGGGGCTATTTTCATGCCCAAAACAGCAGTACCAAAAAAATTTTAGAAATTTTGGAAAAGTTACTAAAAAACGATTGACAAATCACAAA